TCACTCAATGGAGGCTCGTATCTATAAACCATCATAGCTATCGAGTTGAATCCATATAATAAATAATATGGCACACATTATGCTAAACACTATCATACAAAAATACTATTTTATTTTATTATAAATTAAATCAACTTAACCTCATCCACGCAGTCATCACATATGTATAGTGTCTTATTAGTGTATATCATATGCACCATTTTGGTATCAGTCTCTGACCATCTGCGCTTACAGTTATGGCATACCGCCCAGCAAAACCTCTGCTTTGATGCTGGAGTAAATTCCTTGATAGTCTTTTGATTTTCCCAAACTCGCATCAGTTCAGATTTATGGTTTCAAACCACTCCGCCTCATTAGAGTTATTATCTTCTCCCCACATTACCAGCGTTTGCTCTTGATACAAGACAAGCGCACCTCCTACCCTTATGTATCTATAATTAAGTTCCTCCTCGTCATATTCTTTTAGCCCAGTTATTATTGTCTCCATTATTTCAATAAATACGTCCTTTATCATTTTATATCTTATTTTGTTTTAAATAGTCTTCAGGTAGCTTATATATCCGCAGTCTTGCGTCAATATAAGACCTTGTGTATTCTGCGCCTTGCTCTAACTCTCTGTATATCTTTCGTGCCTCTTTAATAGCTTCGTTTTTGTCTTGTTGCGTTAGCTTTAATGGTCTGTTATGCGTATCTGCCCAATATAACCACTCTAATACCTCATCGCCATATCTGTCAGCTACTGCCCTTACACGCACTTCATCTGTGATGTTTTGGTCTGCGTTACTCCTCTCGGACTCTCCATGTATATTTAACAAAAGATACTTCAAATGTGGTTTCCTTGACCTACTAAAGCTATGCCCCGCCTGTTTCGTGGATGGGTCTATTGGCAATGCTGGAAACACTATACAAGGCTCATTCTCATCCAACTTCCTAACTATCTTATTTATAGCCTTCTGTAAATGGTCAATAGTTATGCCAAGCTCCTCCCTATACTGTCTCTTTTTTTCCCTCCAAGCCTTTCGCTCCTTTCTCCTCTTCTCCTCCCTTACTTTTTCAACGGTCTTTTTAATAAAAGCATCTTGACATTTATCAGAACACCATTTTATATACGTCTGCCCCATCATTCTTTCGTACTTAGACTTACAAATTCGGCAAGTATATGTCTTTATCTTTTTAGGGTTCATTATGCTTTTTTAAAAGCAGCATCCCCCTACATTTAGGATAATGCTACTTGCTCCGTAGTTAATAATAACGGATGTGATGTATTTTTAAAAAAGAGTAACTACATTATTTTTAAATCTACTTTTAGCTTCCCTTATATTTAATACCGCCTGTTTGTAATAACTATCCTTTAATTCAATGCCTATGGCTTTCCTTCCCATAGAAACTGGGCTATAAACTTCACTACCAACTCCCATAAATGGAGTTAAAACAACATCCCCTTCATTACTCCATAGTTGAACACATCTATCTATAACATCTAATTGCAATGGATGTACATGCTTCTCGTCATCTTCTTCTCGTGAATCCCTAAAGGGTAAAACATTATCAATCCTCACATCATCCCAAACACTACTCGCATATCTTTGCCAGATATAATGATTTAGCTTAGTTATCCCTTCTGACTCATTCTTTCTATTCAAATGTTCCCATAATTCATCTTCATTAAGGTTCTGGTTATTCGCATTATTCCACGCCCTTAAAATATTAGGCAATATAGGAGTATCGCCAAAATATTCATTAATACCGTAAGGATGTACTACGGGATTTTCCGCATCGCCATTCTTCTTAAACAATAGAAGGTAGTCAGGTTGAGCAGGGAAGCATTGGGTTGAATCTTCGACTATTAATTTGTGCATAAGTGATTTTACCATAGTCCTCATCCTCACCTTTAAGGGTTCTTTCCATATAGTAACCCTACCTTTGTATTTAAATCCATTGTCTTGATGTAATTTTATTACTTCGTGAGGAAAATCCCAAGAGTCTCCGTTATTTTCTACCACCTCTGTAACATGAACACAATTTATCCTACCTTTTTTAGTTACACGACTTAACTCTTTTATTAAATACTCATATTGTTGCAAAAACTGATATTTATCTTCGCAGTTAGAAAAATCTCTCTCACTTGATGAGTAATTATAAAGCCCAGCAAAAGGCGGAGAATAAATGCACAAATCAATAGATTCATTACCGATAGTTGGCAATACTTCCATACAGTCCGAATTATAAATAGCATAATCATCCGTAATTAATTGTTGCTTAGTCATCTTTTCATGTTTTTTAAAATGTTATTTAATATATGTCTCTCTATGTCTATTTTGTAATGCCTCGCTATATTGAAACAAACCATGATTAAATCAGCCAACTCATTAGCAAATAAATCAGATTCTACATTATAGCTTTCGTCAATCATTTCCGACTCTTCTTCTTTAATCTTATTTATAAACTCATCAATCGTAGTATCTTCATTTATTAACCCCCTATTTACTGTGGATTGATAATTAAACTCTATTATTTTTTTCATATAAATGATGGTTTTACTATTTCCTCACAAAACTCTCTGTCCTTATATTCTCTACTCGTATTAACACTACTTGTCAAGTTCTCATATAATTCAATAGCCTTTTGCGTTTTTTCTTTTAACGAATCCATTACCCTCGACTGACCATCAGAAATAACAATATCTATCAAAACATCTCTTTTTTGACCAAATCTCCAAAACCTTCTTATTGCTTGATAATATTGCTCATAACTCCATGTAGGAAAAAATACTGAATGATTGCAATGTTGCCAATTTAAACCCATTCCAGTCATCTTAGCTTTTGTTATTATTCTTTGCAATTGACCATTAGCAAAAGCGACAAGTATTTCTTCTTTCTTGTCTATGCTCATACTTCCCTTAATTTCTACAGCATCTTTATCTAAATCATTTATAATAGAACTTTCCTGATTAAAATTAACCCAATATACAGACGTCTTATCTTTTGCCAACTCTACAGCTCTAATACATCTATCACCTATAGTTTGTTTTTGTTCATGCCTAACCTCGCTCATTGTTTTAGCAATAGGGGTAAACATTTGAACTTGTCCATTAATATCTATAAGAGATTGATTTTTAACTATGTGTGTTTCTGTATCTAATTTTGGCAACTTATACATATCGTCTGAAAATCCTAAATCGGATGGCTTTTTTATCATTATAGCCCATTGATTAACCCATGAAAAAAAATCATTCTCTGCATGAGGTTTTAAATACCACTTATTACCTATATTTCTATTATTACTATCTACAGAGTTTTGATTATTAGAAAAATATCTTCCAAGCATATCCATATACCCCAAATAACCTAACGCTTCTGAAGATGTGCCAAGCTCAATATAATCATTAGGAGAAGGAGTTGCAGTGCTTAAAAATCTGTATTTTATTTTCTTCATAAATGATGTTATTAGCGACTTCGTTTTACCATCAAAGTTTTTTAAAATACTTGATTCGTCACAAATAACGCATTCAAAATGATTGCTATCAAAAAAATGCAACCTTTCGTAATTACATACAACTATCTTTTTACTATACTTTCCATTTTTTGAATACTCAATATCGTCAATGCCTATTTTATTTGCCTCGTCTACAAATTGAAAAGCAACCGCAAGAGGAGTCAATATTAAAACATTGCCATTTGTCTTATTTACGATGTTTTTTGCTATTGTTAATTGGATTCTTGTCTTACCCAATCCAGTATCAGCAAAAATAGCCATCCTTCCACGACAAACCGCCCTATTAACTATCTCCTTTTGAAAATCAAATATCTCGTCAGGAAACCAAATAGGATTAAATCCAAAATCACCTATAAGGTGTTTTTTTGATTCTATAAAATTTCTATAACTAACTTTTTCCATGTGTTTATTTTTTATTTGTGATAAAATTAATAATTATATTGTTTATAAAAAAAAATATAAACTAATTAAAATGGTATATCCTCTTTGTCTGTATATCTATCGGGGTCATAGTTTTGGTTTATATCTCCCTCCCAATCTACATACTTTCGGCTAACGTAAGTAAGCCTTATTACTCCCGTCTTGCCAAACCTATTCTTCATAACCGCCAATTCCGTTGTATTGTCCGTGCATTCATTGTCGTAGTAATTTTCACGGTATAACATCAACACCATGTCTGCATCCTGCTCTATTGCTCCCGAGTCTCTTAAATCTGATAGCATAGGTCTTTTATCGGCTCTCGATTCTAACCCTCTATTTAACTGGCTAAGAACTATCATAGATAAATTGCATTCATTAGGCATAGCAATTAATTTGAGTTGCCTTGAAACGTTTTCAACTTCGGCATTCCTATTACTCATTCTTTTGCCACTTTGTATAAGCTGGAGATAATCAACAAGCACCATTTTAAGGTTTACCCTCTTATTCAAAAATCTAATTTTTGTAATTATTTCCTCTATCGGTCTTGCGCCACCAATTAAAAATAAAGGCAACTTAGTAACCTCAGTCATAGCCTCCTCAATCGCTTTTACTTGGTCTTGGTTTATTCTTCCTCCCCTTATGTCTTCCGTCTCTACGCCAGTTATTATTTCTGCTAATAATAGCAATAGTTGCTCTCCGCCCATCTCAAGACTAAATACTGCTACTGGGTTGCCTTCTCTCGCTGCCGTTAATGCAAAGTTCATTGATAGTGTCGTCTTACCAAGCCCAGCTCTTGCCGCAATAATGGTCACGTCTCCACCTTGCCACCCTCCGTTCCTCTCATTCAGCTTAGTAATACCCGTTGTAATACCACTCAATCCGTTACACTTCATAGCCTTATACACGCTATCCATTGTATCTTTAATGTACTCAGATACGTGAAATGTTTGAGCATCGTCTATCTCATTATCTTGGAGCAATGTCATTAGCCGCGCTTTAATAATGTCACTTGGCTCATCTGCCAACAGTCCATCCTTCGCCTCTGTTATCGCCTTATTTAATGTGCTTTTCTTGGAATACTCTAAGACCTCACTTAGATAATCATTAAATTTAGAACTATCAGCCATAGCCAAATAGTTGCTATCTAAAGCCTTATAGTCTATGCCTATGTCCTGCGCTACTCGGTTGCTTAACAAGTTGTAATCTATTTCCTCAGCTTTACTATACAAGTCGGTAATTATCTTAAATAGCTTCCTGTTTTTCTCTGATGAGAATAACGCAAAAGACAAAATCTTCTCGTTGTTTATGTAAAGTGATGGCTTCAGTACAAGCGTACCAAGTAATGACCTCTCTACAAATCGTATTCCTTCTGTTTTTGCTTTATCCATTTAAATCGTTTCTAATGCGTTTAATTTTATTTTTGGTGTATTGGTATAACTTTTTATTTAAAGTCGCTTAAATCAAGCGTAAATGCCCTTAAAATTGATTTTATAGGTATTTAATACCATTTGATGTCTTACTTTGCTCTATTTCATCCTCCCAGCGTCTATCCCTTAGCCATCTCATCGGATGCGGTCGGTACTTTAATTCAGGATGGCTCTTTAGCCACCCCTCTAATTTATAAAATAGTTGCTTGATGTCATCTTCGCTTAATTTCATCCATTGCTCCCGTGCCTTCTTTTTGTCCACCTTCTTGCCATATGTGTTCCAAAATTGCTCAAAGCGTTCTCCCTTTTTGTTTAGTTTTTTATTAATACTTGTAATATTAATACTTGTATTATTCTCTTTAACATCTGTGTTAATCGTGTTTAACATTTTTGTTAATCGTGGCTTAACATCTGTGTTAACCGTAGAATGTTTAATATAAATAATTCTACGCTTCACTAAAGCACCATCTTTCTCGTACTTAGCACTAATATAATTAAGGTCAATTAACCTCTTAATGTACCTTGAAATGCTAACCGTTGTGCATCCCATTTTTTCAGATAAATACTCATTCGATGGATAACAAAAGCCATCAGTAGCAGATAGGTT